CCTAACGCGCGGCGAGGTTATCAAACGGCGGCGCCCCGTGCGTCGCCGTTTGATTGGCCCCGCCTCTATGCGCGAAACGCCATTAACGAAAATAGGAGGCCATCATGGCTAAATCTAAAACCGCAATTTTTCTTTTGATAGGGTCGCTGGCCTATGCCGTGCCGCCCAAAAAGAAAGGCGACCGCCCTGAAAAGATTTCTTTTAAGGTTGGTGATCGTCTGGATGAAGACGTCGACGCGGAAACGCTAGAGGAATTAGTTCTGGCCAAACAAGCGGGCCCAAAAGACGGCGCGGTCGCTGTCTCTGCAGTTGATGACAAAGCGGTCAAAAAACTGCAGGCCGAAATCGACACGCTGACGGGCGAAAAAACGACGCTCGAGGGCGAAGTTGAAACGCTCAAAACGCAGGTTACGGATCTGACGGATGAACGTGACAAAGCGCTGGTGCTCGGCGGCAAAGCTGGCGAGCAAATCGCGGACCTTGAAAAGCAGGTTAAAACCCTGACCGCTGACCTAGACGCCAAAACGCAGCCAGCGGCTTAACGCGCACCCATGACGGATTACGCCGCCCTTGCGATTGATGCCAGTTACGCCGCGCACGCCGTCGATATGGTTCGCGATCCGGGCGGCGTAGATGCGCCTTTGCGGTTGATCTGGTTGCGGGCGCAATCCATGACGTTCGGTGCCAGCACGGGCACTATGTTTGATGATCATAAGCGCGGCGAAATTCGGCGCAGCGAAGCGCCAGATTTAGCGGGCGGCGACGTTCTGCAGGCGGTCACGTTGGTCGACGGCGAAATCACCGCGCGCGGGCAATTGTATGAAGTACAGGGCGACCCGTCTGCCGAGGATGACGAAGGCCGTGTTTGGACGCTGGCTTTATTGGCGGTTGAGGAATGAGGGCGGCGCGCACGGCGGCAAAATTAAGCCTGACTGCGCTGGGCACTTATAACGGCGTGATGAAGCGCGTGCGCGACGCCGCGGCCGAGGGCGCGATGCAGGCGGCGCGTGATATGGAAGCCGACGGCGTGCGGCGTCTGCGCGCCGATACGATTAAAGGATTTTCCGACGGCTTGCGTCTGTCGAAAACGTGGCGCGGGCAGGTTTACCCGATTGGATCTAAAAAATCGTCAAGCCCGTCTGTTGTTTTGTGGTCAAAAGCCCCAACCCTTGCGCAGGCCTTTAATGAGCCTGCAACGCTGGTCAACACGTCCGGCGGGCGCTTCCTTGCCATTCCAACCGAAAACGCGCCAGCGCCCCTTGCGCGTAAGACAACGGGCAAGCCGCGATCTGCTTTACTGGCGGCGCAGCGCGACCCGCGTATCAATTTGCAATTTGTGCCCCTGCACGGCGGCCGTAAGGGTTTGCTGGTCCACCGCGCGCGCCGCGGCGGTAAAATGGTGCAAGTCGTGATGTTTGTTCTGGTGCCGCGCGCGACGCTTAAAAAACGCATGAATTATTCAAGCCTATTTCGCGATTTTGAGCGTGAATGGCCCCGCCGTTACCGCGTTGGGATTGTTACCGCATTAAAGCGCGCCGGATTTTAGGACTTGAGATTTTAGGGGGATTTAATGCCCAGCACTTTATTTCAAACGCTTGCCGCGCTCGAGGCGCGGATTGAAGCCTTGCCCGCATGGGACGGGGTGGACGTTGAAACCGATTCGGGTGTGCGTAAGCGTAAATCAGGTAACCAAGTCCGCACGCAAGTCCTGCGCGGGTCTATTCTGGCGGTTGATCAATCGCTAGGCGACACGCCAGACGGCGGCACGTACTGGCACGCCGCCAAGTGTGAGATTGAAATTGAGGTGTCTGGCGACCCCGACACGCGCAACCAGCGGCTTGACGCCTTGCTGGTCGCCCTTGGCACCGCGCAGCGCACGGACGCGACCTATGGCGGCGTCTGTACCAATTCCGAATTACAGGGCGCGCAGTTTGATAATACAGGCGAGACGGGCACGGGCGCGCCGGTCAGCGTCGCGAACGTTTCCATGTTGATCGAGTACGAGTCCGAAAACCCGCTAATTTAATTCATAAATGGAGTTTACCCCATGACAACGACAACCGCCGCGCGCGGCCGTGGCGTCCGCCATTTGGCCCTAAAGACCGAAACGACTTTCGGCGTAAAGCCAACGGGCAATTTTACCGCCTTGCCGTTTTACACGTCAACGATAGAGGAGCGCACCAGCCTCGAGGATGACCCCGTGTTGGGCGCGGCGCAGGCCAACCAACGCGACGCAACCGCGTTCACTGAAAGCCTGCCGACAACCGCAGGCGAATTGACGGTTCCGGTCGGGGTTGAATCCTTTGGGCATTATCTGACGTACTTGCTTGGCGCGCCTGTCACGGGCGCGGCTGAAACGGTATCTGGCGCGGATGATCATTTTACTCATGTTTGGCAATCGGGGGCGGATATCCTGCCGACCGCGCACGTTGAGATTGCACGCCGCACGGGCGCGTTTAGTGTGTTTCAGGGCATTGTTTTCAACACGCTGGCGCTGACGCTTGATAAAGATAGCGGCACGTTGCGCGCGACGTTGGGTGTGCTGGGCAAACGTGAAGTGCCAAGCGCGGGCACAAGTGTCGCGGGCACGGTTGCGCGTCTGGCGGGTGACGCCCTGATTAGCCGCAAACGCAGCGCCTTTAAGTTGAATGACGGCGCGGCGCAAAAAATTCTGACCTGCGGTCTAAATTATAATAACGCGATCGAGGCCCCTCCCTTTTTGACGGGGGATGAATACCCCGCCGAATTTATGGCGGGTGCGTCAACGACGCAGGGCACCCTGCGTGGACGTTATTATGACGAAACATGGCAGACGATTGGTCGCCAACGGGCCGCGCAAAAACTGACCCAGCGTTGGGAGGCGTCAAGCGAAATCTGGCTGCAGGTCGAAATCGCGGCGGCCGAGATTGAGTCGCGCGGCGCGCCCGTAAATGGGGCGGGGTTCGAGGATCTTGATTTTGCCTTTATGGCTCGCCAAACTGACGCCGTGGGTGCGGTAAAGGTTAGCCTGCGCAACACGGTGGCGTCTTATGCGTAAAAGCGTCAATCTATCGCTTGCGGAATTTGATGCGGCGGGGCGCGCGGTGCCGTTTGGTGACGGCATGATTGTCAATGTCCGCGCGTCTGACGCGATCCTGACAGAACAGGCGACGGCCGAGGCGGCGCGTAATTTGGCGACCCTGAAAAGCGGGATTGAAGCGGCCGAGGCGCTAGGCGTCGACGGCGCGGATATGCAGGACATGCTGGTCAAGTCGCCGCTAGGTGTCGCGCGCTGGTTACAGGCGGTTGCGATCGCGCGGGCTTACTTCATTGGATGGACGGGAAACCTGCCGACCAGTGGCGGGCCAGTTGATTTGGCGAATGTCGATTTGACGCCGCAAAATATTGCCGTCTTTGTCCGCGACCCGGGGCGGATGCAGCGGGTCATGGCTTTGCCGTATGAAGCGGCGGGGGCGCTTCAAATCGAGGGGGAGCCCTTGCCCGCCGACTCGAATGGGAGTTAGGCGGGGGCGCAAAAACCTGCAGCGATTGCCGCGCAACGGGCGAGCCCTGCGCCGTGCAAGGCTTTAACGAAGCGCCAGACGGTCAGCGGCATTATTGCCCGCGTGTGGAAAATCAGGCGACAAGTGGCGAGGGGCGTCTACTTTTAGATGTTCTTTTGCAGCCTGGTGTTTGGTCACGGGCAGGGCTGGCGGGCGAAGTGGTTGGAATTGACACGCTGGGCGCGCTGTCGCGCTTACCAGCGGCGATGCGCGAAAGTGAGACCGTCCGCGTCATCCTACCAATCGCGGAGGCTGGCGGCCTAATGGGGGCCCGCAAACGCGGCGCGGAAAATGAAACTCAAAAGCCGGATGACTTTGACCCTTATGGCTGATAGGTTTTTTCTTTTGGGAGAGTGATTGTGGCGAAAGTTGAAAAGAGTAAAGCGGAAAAGCGAAGTAATTTTTGGGGCTATCTTTTGCTTTCAATTTTTGCGGTTGTAATCGCTTCTTTTGGGTATTTTTATTACGACATGACGCGCCCAACAATGGAGGGGCGCCCCGTCAATCTCTCCGTATGTTCAGAGGCGCATGACGATTTTACTTTATGGGTTGAAAGTCGAGGGCGGGCCTTCACAACCGAGGAGGTCCACGGTTTCTTGAGAAAGGCCCGTGAGAATTGTTCTGGGTCTTGGTATGTGTCGATGCGCAAAGATGTCTGCAGCATTATATCGTCTGCGTGCCCAGATCAGGGATGGCGATAATGCGTAGACTTGTAATTGGCGTTAGCGTTCTTTTGGTTTTGATAATCGCGGCTGGAATTTCTTACCTTGCTTTTGACACTTATCAGGCGCGCGCTAAATCTTCAGCAATTGAGCAAGAAAATGCGCGTTGGGCCAATTCGGCGTCTGATATGGTGCCGCGTGACGCGGTGAGTGAAATCCTGACCGCACTGGCGCGGTTGGCGAAAGAATTGGCGGCATAATCCGCGCTTAAAATAATCAACACCAAAGGCGGCCCAGCGGGTCGCCTTTTTTATGAGGTGCGCACATGTCTGAAGGCGTCAAAGTCGATCTTAGAAGCGATTCAAGTCAATATCGCCGCGATATTAAAGATGCCGGCGACCTTGGCGACGCGCAGTTAGAGCGGTTAAACCGCGCGAGCGGCAAAGCGGCAGACGGCATGGCCGACCTTGGCGATAAAACAGGCGCGGCAGCAGGGTCTGCACATGATGCGTCTGGAAAGTTTGGCCCGCTAGACCGTATCTTGTCAGGAATAGGCCCGCAGGCGCTTGCAGCGGGTGCCGCGCTGGCTGCAGCAGGTGTCGCAGCGGGCGTTCTGTTTGATCAAGCGCAAAAAGCGATCAGTTTTGGCGCGGAAATTGATCGCACGGCGGAATCGATTGGCGTCACTGCCGAGCAATTGCAGGGTTTGCGAGGTGAGGCCCGCGAAGCAGGTAAAGATTTTGGTTCTATGGAGAGCGCGATTGAGGGGTTTGGCGATAAGGTCACGCAAGCGGCAAGTGGATCCGGCGACCTTTATCGTATTCTAAAAGAGAATGACCCAACGCTGTTAAAAGCTGTGCAGTCGCACAAGAATGTGAATGACCAGCTGGCGGCCTATATTATTGGCGTTCAGGGCTATGCTAACGCAACCGATCGCGCCGTGCTGTTGCAGGCGGCTTTTGGTGACGCTGGGCAGGATGTCTTGGATGTTCTAGGCGATATTGAAGGTGCAATGGAGGGTGCGGGTCAGAAGTCAGTCGCGATGGGTGAGGCAATTTCAAATGAAACGGCGAAGGCCGCGCGCGAAATGGAGACTGAATGGAATGACATGATGGGGCGGCTTGAAACTCGCCTCAAGGGTTTCATGCTTAATATTGTTACTGCGCCGAAAAAAGCGCAAAGTTTTATGGATATGACGCTGGCTAATGATCAGGCCAATCGTGACGCAGAGAACGGTATCTATAACGAGTTCGCTGGTTCAAAACCGCAATTTGATGCCGATCAATCTGAAGACAAATTAAAGGCGGGTGAGCGCCAGCTCGAAAAATTGGTGGCGTTGCGCGAAAACCTGCTCGCTAAAGGAATGACTGATTCTGCCGACGTGATTGCTGGTTATGTCGAAAAGCAAACTGAAAATGTTGAGGGATTGAGCGATGCCTATCAGATCGCGCAAAAGGCGCTGGAGGCTTATAATAAAGCGCAGGCCGAGAGTGATAAACCCGCCCCGCGCCGCATAAAGCCGGCCGCAACCAAAACCACAACAACCGACACAAGCGCCGCAAATGATCGCTTGCGCCTCGAGCGGGAAGCCGCGCAAGTTTTGCTTAGTCAAAACGATATCACCGCCGCGTTTGCAATTGAAACCGCGCGCGTCAACAAATTGCGCGCGGCGGGCCTGTTGACCGAAACGCAGGCGACGGCCGAGTTAGAGCGCGCGGCGAATTACCTGCGCGAAATGACGCCGATGGGCAAGGAAAACGCGAAAAACGCAGCGGAATGGGAACAGCGCGCCAAGGGTTACGCTGACGCCATTGAAGACGCGATTACGGCCGAGGAAAAATTAGCGGCCGCCATTGATGGGCAGCTGGATCGCGAGGCCGAGCGCCTGCGCCTTATCACCATGACGGCGGATGAGCGTTACGCGGCGGATATGAAGCGGATTGGTGACCTAGAAGGCGCGGGTAAAATTGACCCCGAAACGGCGCGGCGCGCGGGCGAAATGGCGGCGGAAAGTTATGATGCCGCAAACGAGGCCGCCAGCCGTTTCCGCGATACGCAATATGCGTTGGAAGATGGCCTAAACGACGTGATGAACGGCACGCGCAGCGCGGGCGACGTTGCCAAGGAGATTTTCATGCAAATGGTTATGGATATTCTAGGCGTGGAGGATTCGCTGGCGAGTCTATCTTCGGGTTTCCGTGACATGTTGGATGGGGCCTTTGGCGGCGGCGGCGGCATTGGCGGTTTCTTTTCAGGGCTTTTCGGCGGTGGGGGCGGTGCAGGCGCGGCTGTTGCCGTTGGCCACGAAGGCATGACGGTCGGGCAGGGGTCGCGGTACCGAAATATGGCGTCAAGCGGTCTGGGCGCGCGCGAGCGGTTGATTGTGGCCGAGGATGGCGAGGAATTACGTACCCGCGCGCAGCAAAATGCAGCGCAAATGGGGCGCGGCGGCGACGTTTATAATATCGACGCGCGCGGCGCCGACCGCGAAGGCATAATGCGCCTAGAGGCGCAAATCAAACAACAGGGCGGGCAAATGCGCAAAATGCAAAAGGCATTGCCCGGTCAAGTGCGCGGGCTGGCCCGTGACCAGTTCACCCGCGCGGGGTCTATCTAATGCGTCCCGGCGTAACGGCCGCGCACATTGCCGCGATTTCAAGCCCGCGGGTGATGTTTGCGACTTTGTTAGAGGTCGATTTTCCGGGCGACCCCGTGCGCTTGCACGCGGGCTGGGGGCGATTAGAGGTCAACGGAAAAACCTATTTAGGATCGGGTCTTTTGGGGAGCGTTTCAGAGTCGCGCGAAAATGTTGGCGGGCGGGTATCTGGCGCGTCTTATCAATTATCAGGTGTCGGTACGCCCGAGGGTAACGCAATTATGGCCGCGCTGGGCAAAACAGCGGAAAATCCAAATATCGAAGTGCGGTTGATGTTTGCATTATTTGATCCGGTAACAGGCCGCACAATTGGCGCGCCGATTCTGTTGCGTCAGGATTATTTGGACACGTCGCGCCGCGATCATTTTGCGGATGGCGCGTCTTTAACAGTGACGGCCGAGCCGCCCGGACTGGATCGCACGGTGCGCGGCGCGCGCAAGGTTTCAGCGGCAGATCAGGCGCGGCAATACCCTGACGATACGGGCCTGACCCATTTGGCAAATGTCGGCGTCACGGAGATAAAGATCCAATTTGACGAATAGACAAGTTGCCGCTGTTCTGGCCCGTTTTTCAGGGGTTGGAATAAATTTCAAGGATGCCGATTGCGTGCGTTTGGCGGTCGCCATGATTGCGGCGTCGCGCGGGTGTGACGTAGACGATATCGCGGCGGTTATTGATTGGCGCAGTTGGTCGGATGAAGACGGCGCGCGGGCGGAAATTGCACGCTTTGGCGGCACGTTGGCGGGGTGTGTCGTGAAGGCGGCGCAGCGTCTGGATTTAGTTGCGCTAAAGCCGAATACAGCCGCACCTGGCGCGATTGGTTTGGCGGCGTTTCGCGGCGTTTTAGGTGCGACGGTTTGCGTGCGCGGGCTTTCCGGCTGGGTAACAATTAGCGGGCTTGAGGGTCTGCATGAGGTTGAAGCGGGCACGGTCCTGCAGGCATGGAGTGCGACGCATGGGTGACCCGATTTCAACTTTTATCATTACCGCTTTAGGGGTTACCGAGGGGAGTTTCTTGGCGGGCGCAATTGTGGCGGCGGTCGATTTCGCAATCGTGGCGGGGGTTTCTTATGGCGCAAATGCGTTATTTGGCCCTGACGTTGAATCGCCAGATCGCGGGCGGGATGTTGTAAGCCGTCAAGCCAATGACCCGCAACGGATAATTTTAGGCAAGGCCCGCGTATTTGGCACGCTGGTCGGTGAAACCGCTTATCATAGCGCCTCAACAACGCACCCTGCAAATACGCTAGTGCGTGTGCAGGTTTTGGCGGGACATGAAATTGACGGGATTGATTCGCTTATTGTGGGCGGCGAAACTGTCAGCTGGAATAGTGTCACGGGCGATAGTTTTGCGGGTGGATCCGACGGCGCAGTGACAACCGCGCCTTATCGCCGCCCTTACCGCCCAGAGCCGATTGGCGGCGATCCAATTGATATTGATAGTTTTCTGACGGTTTCGCATGGTTTGGGAAAGGATGACCAGCCCGCCGACGCGATGATGCGGGCGCTCGCGCCGTCATATTGGCGGTCGACCGATAGATTGCGCGGGCTGGCCTATCTGGCGTGGCACGCCCGTCTAAATCCCAGCATGTTTAACGGCGAGCCGCAAGTCGCGGCGGTTGTGCGCGGCTTAAAAGTGCATGACCCACGTGACCCTGACAGTGATCCGATAGATCCCGATACGTGGACATGGACGGAAAACAATATCCTACTTGCGGCGCATTATGACCGTTTTGAATATGGCCCGCTTCAAGATTTGGTTTTGAACCTGCCGGGGCGGGTGCGTGAAGAAAAATGGACCGATTGGGACATGATTGCAGACGGCGCCGATAAATGTGCTGAATTGCGGCAAGTTACGGAATTTTATTCCGAAAAGCGCTATCGGTGCTGGGGCACGGCGTTATCAAATGAAGATCCCGAGCGGGTCATTTCGCGGATTATGGGCGCTTGCGGTGGTTGGCGTGCGCGGCCGTCTGGCGTATTTCGCGCGTGGCCTGGGGCGTATTATCCGCCCGTGCAGGGTTTCGCGGTAGGCGAAGGCGATATTTTAGACGGATTTGGCGCGCAAAATCGGAGATCTGTGTCTGAAAGCGCGGGCGGCGTATCGGGTGAGTATTATTCCGAGGAAGATAACTGGAAAAAGATTCCATATCCCGCCGTGAAGCGCGAGGGTTTGACGGGTGAGCCGCGTTATTTGGACTTGCCGTTAGATTATTCGCCGTCGCCGTATCAGTGCCAGCAAATCGCGCAGATTGAATTGCGTCGCCGCGCGGCCCGTTGGCGTGTCAGCGGACCAATCAAGCTAAAGGGCCTATTGTTTTCGGCAGGTGACACGGTGTCGATAACCTACTCGCGCGAGGGCATTGAAAACATGCCTGTTCTGGTTGAGGATTGGGCGCAAAGCACCGATGAGGAAGGCGTGCCGATTATTGAAATCATGGGCGTCGAGTTGCGTGAAGCCGATTTTTCTGATCCGCCCTATATTGAGCCGACTTTGCGACCGCTTCCTGTTGATATTCGACCAAACCGCACGCCCCCGGGGTTTAATGGCGGAATAACGGGTGGCGCAATTTATGATGAGATTTCCGAATGATTAGGCTGGTCTACACGCCCAGCGAAGGCGAGCCGTTTAATCAGGTAATCGAGCTTTGGCGGCACACGGCGGCGATTTCGCCGCTGACAACGGCGGCGGTTGAGGCGGTGGCAACGCTTTTGTTTTCGATGCCGTCAAACGTGCTTGAGGATCGGTCGGGGGACCTGTTGCCCGCGACCGATTATTATTACTATTTGCGCGCCTATAAGGTCGGCGGGCTTTACTCGCCGTTCAAAATGAGCGGGCCGTTTAAGTTTAACCCTTTGCCAGTGGCGCAGGGCGGCACGGGTGCAAATACGATTGAGGGTCTAGGATCTTCTTTGGGGTTTGGCGCGCTGGCGACTGAAAATTCGATTGACGTCGGTAGCGACAAAGCAAGCGGCGTTTTACCTGTCAATCGCGGTGGCACAAATGCGGGGACGGTTACGCAGGCGCGCGCCAATCTAGGTATTGGGGCGCTGGGTACTTTTACCACAATATCGCTGGATAATTCGGCGTTTTTGGGTGTTTTGCCGCTCGCCAAGGGTGGTTTTGGCGTTGATGCGACAAATAAACTAACGGCGCGGCTGGCGATTACGGCGGCGAAGCGCCCGCCCGCAACTGTCAAGCTGGCAGATCCTGCGACGGCGACGGCAAGTGATATCGCGCAGGCTTTTAACGATCTGGTCGATTTCCTGCGCGACTAAATTCGAGGTAAAATTATGCTGACTTTTCCGGTCGGGCTGTTGCCCGTGTCGCAAACCATGTTCGTGCGTCAACGTGCGTCCAAGGCGGTGTCACCTTGGTCTGGTGCTGTTCAGACGTATGAGCAACCCAATTCCGCCGCATGGGTGGCAGAAATGGAATTTGATTTAGAGGCGCGCAAGGCGGGTGAAATGGACGCCTTTCTGCAACGCCTTAAAGGGGGCGCGGTTTCAGCGCGGGTTCCAAATTTTAAGCGACCTGTTCCAGTGTCGGGGATTGCGGACAAAATCACAAGCATATCCGAAGAAAACTTTGAAGAAGGTTTTCCGTTCACTGAAGGCTTTGGATTCGTTGCGGGCACATTCATTACGGCCGAGG